AGACATCGGGCAGCGCGTCGCCGAGAACAGCGAACGCATCGACGCGATGGCTGAACGGTTCGAAGAACTCGACGACGGGTCCAGCCTGTCGGAGTTGTTCGATACCGTTTCTGAGATGACCGAGCGCCTGGAGACGCTGGCCGACGCCGATGACGTTGAAGAATTGGAGCAGCGACTCCAGGCCATCGAAGACGAGCCGCAGGCACCGACCTCCCTGGCTGACGTGGACGGGGACGAACAGACAGCGGCGGACGATGATGACAAAGTCCGCCAGGAGATGGGGCTGAACGCACCCCAGAAACCCAGCGTTCGGAGACTCTGACAACACAATGAGTGACGTCTTCGTGGGCGGCGTCGAGAACATCGACGGCCAGCTCCACGCGAACGGAAGTATCAGTCAAAGCGACCTGGTGGAACTCACCGGCGATGACCAGGTCGAAGCAGCAAGCACGACGGGCGCCGACGGCTACGGCGTCGCCATGTACGACGCGAGTTCTGGCGACGCGGTGGCGGTCGCCACCGTGGGCGCAAAGGTGGTCGTCAACTCCACCGGCGTGTCGGCGGGCGACCTGGTGACGTCCAACGGCGGCAACACGGCCGGCCAGGTCCAGACGGCGAACTCGACCGGTGACGAGATCGTCGGGCGCGCCCTCACTGGGACGTCCAATGGGACGTGTGAAGTCCTGCTCGCCATGGGCGGGGAGATCAACTAATGACGCGACTCAAAGCACAGCGACTGCTGCGGAATCACGGACAGGACGGCAACTGGCGGTTCAAGGGCCTGCTGCTGGCGACGCTGCCGGGCTCGCCGGTGTCGAAAGACGACGTCGCCAAGGCGTGGCCGACCAAGCGCTCGGAGTACCAGTTCCTCCAGGCCAACCCCACCTACGACGCCGAGGTCGAAGCCAAGCGGACGGCGACCGTCGAGGAGGGCAGCGAGGAGTACCACATGCTGTCGGACTTCGCGGGCGACGACCTCGAAGCCGTCAACGACGACGTCCACGAGGCGCATCTCGACAGCGCCATCCAGCACACCCTCTTTGCGGCGGCGACGCCGGAGGAGATCGACGTGCTGTTCCGCGACCAGATTGCGGATGTCGTGGCCGAAGGCGCCCAGCGCCGACAGATGGCCCGGGACGGGTCGTTCATCTTCAACGCCGACACCAACACCGGCGACATCACCGTCGCCGAAGACCAGGCCTACGAGTACGAAGACGGGTCTGACGGACTCGCAGAGGGTGGGATCATCCCCGACGAGCGCGAAGACTACTCGACGGTCTCGTGGGACTGCAAGAAGGTCGGCACCGGCGCCCGCATCACCGACGAGATGGTGCGCCACGCCCGCGTGGACCTCATCGAACGGCAGGTCCAGTGGGTCGGCGCCGTCGCCGAAAACGACATGAACCGCATCTGGATCAACACGCTGGTCGACGACGCCAACCAGAACTTCGACACCACCGGCAGCAATCAGGGCGTGCCGGCGGCCAACGGCGCCGTCACCCAGGTCGACAAGCAGGACTTCCAGGCCGACAGCCTGGTGACCCACCCCGAAGCGCGTCAGGTGCTGTTCGACGACTCCAACCTCGTCTACGCCAACCGGTCGGGCACTGACGACACGTTGCGCGACCGCGAACTCGGCGGCCCGCTGATGGGACTCCAGCACTACCCCATGAACGACGCCGCCTACGACTCCAGTACGAACACCTGGGGGTACAACGCCGACGGCGAGTTCGGCATGGTGGCCTACCAGCAGGACCACATCTGGCTGGTCATCGAACAGGACATCCAGGTCAAAGACTACGAGGACCCCATTCGGGACCTGCAGGGCGTCAACTCACGGGCCTGGGTTGACGCGACCTACGCCCAGACCGACGCTGCCGCGACGGTCGAGTTCTGACGCCACCACCACACTCAGATCACCATGATGTTCGACCGATCCGACAAAGGCGCAAAGTCACTCGACCGGCGGTGGGTCAAGAAAGCACGCATCGCCAAGCGAACGACCGACGGGCTGGAGGACTGGTCGAACAGAGAGATCAACCGATGGGACCTGGACGACGAGGGCCGGACCCCGACGGGCAAGAAGAACCCGCGGACGTGGGACTACGAGAAGCCACTCCGCCAGGTCAATCGGGTGTCCGACAACAACCGGCTGGTCGACCCGCGAGACAGTCCGCAGATTCGTGACGGAGGGCCCGAGCGATGACGCAAGTCCCACCGCCGACCAGTCGCGCGATGGGCAGCCCCGACGACGACGTGTGCACCGAGATTATCACGTCGGGCGACCGCGAGGGCGACATCTGCGGTCGGGACCTGCCCTGTCGCTTCCACGGAGACGAGTAACGCATGGTCAGCATCAACGTCAGCGACATCCAAGACGTCTACGGCGAACAGACGCCGTCGCTGTCATCCAGCAAGCAAACGGCGTTGAAAGACATCGCCGAGCGACTGACCGATAACGTGTTCGATGGGCGCGTCTCTCGCTTTGGCGAGATCGAAGGCGACAAGCAAGACTTTACCGCCTATCTCGGGGCCTATCTCTGGGACGTCGCCGAACGCAAGCAGTTGAACGATGAGTTTCAGACCGGGTTTAGCAACGAGATCGAATCAATCCGCAGCGAGCCCAGTAGTGCGCTGTCGGGGAGCCCCTACGGCGAGGTCTGCTTACTGATGCTTCGCGGCCGGGCGAGTGTCGGCATTGTCCGGGCTGATTACTAATGTCGCTGCCCGACTTCGTCCAAGAGACGATTGACCTATTGCAAACGCAGGGTAACGGTGGTAACTGGAGTGCGGCCAACTACTCGCCACACCCGACACTGATTGATGGCGACGAGATGCGCCTCCAGTCCGGGGGCCGTGCCCGAAGCGTCGACATCGTCAACGAAAACGTCGTCACGGTCAGCTCGTCACCGACGGGCATCAACGAACCCATCGGCACCGAGTTTGACTTCCGCGTTGAACGGCCGGTCAGCGTCGAGATCGAAGGCTACCATCAGGACGGTGGCGGGCAGATCACCGACAAGGACGACTTTGACTCACTCGTCGCTGAGGCGCGGCGGGCAATCCTCGCCAGTCGGACGTTCCCAACGAGCGGGGACATTACGAACCTCGAAATCACGGAAGAAAACGACCTGTCGCCCGATGACGGCGACGCGAATTACTTTCGGTACCAGTTTGACGTCACTTACAAAGGGTACGAAGAACTCCCATGAGTCCCGCGACGACGCCACGGACGCCAGCTGAGGCCGAACAGGCCGCCATTCAGTTCAGCGCCAGCCTTGAGACGGACCCTGTCGGGTTCTCCCTGACGGCGGAGATCGCCGACCGACTGCCGGGGCCGGCCGGCGACGCACTGCTGTCCGATGTCCGCGAGCGCCTGGTGGACGAGCAGGGCAACCTCATCTTTCAGTCGATCCGGGTCGCCCACGGGACACTCCGAAGTTACGGGCAGCGCAACGACTACAACGTCGAACCCATCACCGAGTCGGTTGAGGTGCTGGACGTCACCGAACGCGGCCGGTCGGTGTCCGTGCGCGTGGGATGGGACCATCCCGGCGCCCGGCACTTTCAGTTTGGCGTGAGCCCGCACACGATCAACGGCAATCCCATCCTATCCTTTATCTGGGAGGACGCGCCACAGGAAGTCCGCGAGATGTTCGCCAATACCGAGCGCGTCGGCGGCGACCCGCGGGTGTTTTTTCAGTCGGTTGATCACCCCGGCATCCCGGCATCGCGGTACGTGCAGGCAGCCATCAACTGGTTGCGCCAGGAAGTGGCGTGACTACTCGCCGCTGTCGAGCTGGATACTGACGGCGATGGCGGCCCCGAGAAACACCATCGGCAGCGCGGCCCAGTTGCGCGTCAGCCAGATGGTCGCGTCGGGATAGTGCACCAGCAACCACCGCGCCTGACTGTCGAACGTTCGGACCCACGTTCCGAACGGGACCACCGACGTCGCCAGGAACAGCAGTGCCAGGACCGCCGTCGCGTTGGTCGTGCGCCAGTAGACGTCGCCGAACAGGTGTGCGCCGTCGTCTGTGTTGCCCATATACTGACTATGTGTGGACTGGTTGATAAACACTGACCCGCTGACAAACTTCACCAATGGCTACCTACGACAAAGTCGAGATGACACTCCCCGACGGCACCACGTTTGTCGGGACCAAGAACATCAGTGTCACGGAGAGCCAGCAACCCTTCTGGCTGTTCGATGGCGCGAAGCGACTGCGAACACTCGGCGAGGCGGCCGGCCTGGTCGAGAGCGACACCTCCCAGGCGTTCGTCGGCAGCGGGTCACGCGTGCGGACGTTCACCGTCGAGTTCGTCCAGTTCGAGGGGTCAACCGATAGCTGGGGCGACGCAGCAAGCAGCGATGATGTGCTGGTGAAACTCAACGAGTTCGGGAACGAACTCGCCAATGCAGACGTCGACTCGACCAACCCAGCGACGCTTGAGTACGGCGAGTACACGTCCGGCGGCACCCACTCGGCGCTGACCGTCGTCCCCGGTGAGGTGACACTCCCCGCCGAGTTCGGTGTCGAACAGTCCGCGACGACCGCCCGCCCAACGATCCAGTGGCTCGACGCCGCCGACCTGGATAGCGTCATCCACAGCGCCCCCTAACCATGGACGACGACCTTGACATCACGCCGGTCGGAGAAAGTACGCCGAAGGTGCGGGTCTATCGTGACTCCGTCGACGTCATCCCACGCGAACAACCCCACGAAGTACAGCGCCAGGCGACCCAGGTATCCAATCCATCGGCGTCGGACACGTCGGGCATCAACCCGGCGGACATCGTCATCCAGGGCGACTGGGTGGGGAGCGACGCCAGCACACTCGCCGACCGCCTGGAGTCAATTCTTGATGATGACGACGTCGACCGGGTGGACGTGTCGGGCGCCAACAACACGACGCGCTACGATGGGGAGTACCGACTCGCCGAGCGCGTCAGCAACACCGAAGAAGCGCCACAGACCGACCTCGTGTTTTCATACGAGATCGGGCTCATCGAAGACTAAACTATGACGATACCAGACACAACCCACGGAGGAACCGATGCCCGGTGCCGGTAGTTCGACGGTCGCGTTCGTCCCCGAGAGTAGTTACAATACCACTCCGGGCTCGCCGACCTACTACCTGCCGGGAACCAACATCCAGGTCGAGACGGCGGAGATCGACCGGAACCTGTTGCGGCTGTCGCTGCCGGGCAACGTCGAAGACGACGACGCGATTGCCCAGCGACTCGACGGGCAACTCAGCGTCTCCTTTGTCGCCCAGAACGACGACTTCCATCGCATCTTGTTCAACGACAGCAATACCGGCTTCACCAGTGGTCGCAGCGCAAGTGCAGAGTGGTATCTCGGCGTCGACCTGCTGGATGGGTCGACGGTCGAACGGCAGATTCAGGGCTGGTCGCCGACCTCGGCGGAAATCACGTACAGCGGGTCGACCGAGGCCGTCCGCGTGACGATGACCGGCTTCTACGCCGAGGAAGACACAAACACCAGCATCACGCCGGGGAGCATCACCAACAACTCCACCGGCAACGAGGTGCCGGGCCACGGGGCCAAGCTGGAGTTCGACAGCACGACCGTCTCGAAACTGGAGAGTGCGACCGTCCGGTTTGAGAGTATCAGTCGCCCGCTGTTTGACTCGACGGACCCCATCGCCACCGACGCCGTCACAGGCGACGTCCAAGAGACGGTCAACATGACCGGCGTCTTTGAGGGCAGCACATACCTCGAATACGCCTACGGGTCATCGGGGGCGTCCACGATTGAAGACTTCGTGAGTTCCATCTCGTCGACGCTTACCTTGGACCACGACGGCAGTACCATCGCGGACTACTCCTTTACCGACGCCAAACCCCGGACCTACAACTGGGAATCGTTGGTCGACAACAGCGCCGACCTCTCCGAGCCCGTCGAGTGGTGGGCGACCGGCGTGACGGCGAGTGACCCGACCGCATGACAGACTGGGACTACCCGCCGAGTCGGACGGTCACGCTCGGCAGCGCGCTCGATGACGTCACCGACGAGCTGGCGGGGCTGGATGACGACGCCGAGGAACGTGCCACACTCATCCGTCACCAGACCGGGCTTGAGTGGGCCGTCAGCACCTTCGGCGAGGATGCGACGGTCACACTCCAGGGCTACACCACCAACACGCGGTCACGGACAGCAGACGCGTTCAACGACGCCACCGTCAACGCCGGGCAAGCGGAGTTCGACGACTGGCTGGCGGCCGCGGGCGTCGTTGAGGCGCCGTGGTACGACGACACGGACATCACGGCGCGGGCCATCGCCCACGGCCAACTCCCGCCGGAACTCGCGGACTGGCTCGTCGACGAACTCGCCGACCTGAACGACCTCTCAGCGGGAAACTGACGACGACGCGGCGGCTGGCACAGGGCGTCGATGCCGGCCCCGCGTATGCCGACCTCGTTCGGTTTGCCGTCGCGGCGGCCATTGACGCCGGCCACGATCCACGGGACGTCCGGCAGTGGGCAGAGAGTGATTTGCTGCATTATGTCGCATACAAGACACAGGTAACACATGGCTGACTTTCAATCCACCGGGCGCGTCGTCATCGAACGCATCGAAGCGGGGCAAAACCTGAGTGCGGACCTCGGGAGCATCCCCGTCGAGTTCGACGCCGAGGGCGGCGGCGGGCCGGCGGGTGGCGTCGCCGGGGCGACCGGCGGCAGCGGCCGGATGCAACGGCTCGGACGCCAGTCCTTCCGGGCGACCATCAACTCCGAGGCCGAACTCGCCCAACAGACGGCGCTGCTTGAAGATGCCGTCGGGTTGCTTGATGATGGTGTCTCGCCCGGTGGCGGTGGTGGTGGTGGTGCTGGCGGCGGTGGCCTGTCCGATGCACTGACGGGCGGGCTGCTGGCGCGGACACTCGGCGGCGGCGGTGGTGGCATCCTCGGCGGACTCCTCGGTGGCAGTGCCGCCACACTCGCGGGCGCAGGTGGCCTGGGCGCCCTGCTTGGGTTGGGCGGCGTCCGCGCACTGCAAGAGACGGGCGTCACCGACGACGTCCGCGAGGCTGGCGAACAGACTGGCGACACACTCAACGACGTGCCCGGCGGTGAACAGGCCGCCGACCTTGCGCCGTTCGTCACGGCCGGCGGGGCCGACGTCGGCGCTGCTGCTCGGGACCTGGCATCTGGCGACCTGTCGTTTAGCAATTTCCGCGAACTCCAGCAACAGCGCGCGAACATCCTTGCAGAGAACAGGAACGAGGACCCGCCGGGCGAACTCGGCGGCCGGGGGCAAAGTGCGCGTGCCCAGGCAGCGGCGGACAGCAACCGGCCCGGCGCCGACCCGCCGTTCATCGGCCCCGGCGGTGATGGTGGCGCCGAAGACCCGCCGTTCTTCCGGCCGCCCGGTCTCGGCGTCGTCGATGGCCCCGGCAACCAGACCGCCACAACGCCAGTCAGCCAGCGCGACGGACTCATCGGCGCGGCGACGGACGCATCCACACCGGGCGGCACCGCCACGGCCGGTCGCACCCGACTCCCTGACTCGGTCAGCGGTGGCGACGTCAGCGTCGACGCGCCGGTCAACGTCCAGATTGAGGCGAGTATCGACAACCTCGACCAGGAACTCGACCGCCAACTCCAGCAGATCAAGACCGAAATACTCCGCGAAGTCCAACAGGAGGAGACCACAAGCGGCATCTCACAGCGCCAGCAGCGGACGCTTCGCCGGGGGATTTGATGACGCTCACGCTCGACATCGCGGGGTCAACGATCACGCCGGTCATCGACGCCCGGACGGTGTCGGCCGAAGGGCTCGACACTGGCGAGGCGACCGTCACCGTCCGCAACACAGCGACCAACCGCAGCGTCAGCCCCGGCGACGAAGTGACCATCGACTGGGACGCCGGGCCGCAGTGGAATGGCGAGCTGGTCGAACTCCAGAAGGAGCCCGGCGAACGCCTGACCTACGTCGCCGAAGGCGAGGCGTTGCCACTCAAGCACGAACAGGTCTACCGCGTGTTTTACGAGGCAGACTCCGGCGACGTCGTCACCGACCTCGTCACGGAGTCCGTCGAAGAACTCCCGCTGACGGAAATCCACAGTGGCGACGACCCGAGCAACTGGGCGAGTATCGCGCCGGTCGCCGAACCCTACAGCGGGGGCCGGGCCGGCCTGTATGACTTCGGGACGGACCTCCTCTTTCTGGGGTGTCGTGCCAACCACGAGTCGGAACTCCGCACGACCTACAGCAGCGTCCCCACGGACGCCATCGAAGACGGCTTTTTCGAGCTTGAAACGCGCATCATCGCGCCGTTCGTCGCCGAATGGGACCTCACGGTCGAACTCAAGACCAGCGGCGGCGACAGCTACCGCTGGCAACCCGAGTTACAGGAGGGCGCGAACACCTACGTCCTGGTCGCCGAGGATGCCGACCCACAGGACAGCGGACTCTCGGGCGGGGAACTCCGATACCGCTTTCAACCCAACGGCGTTGTCGCGCAAAACACAGGGTTCTTTCTCGACCACGCGGCGACCGTCCCGTTTCGGACATCGGCACGCAGCACTGACCTGGATGCCAACGACGTCCCGACGACGGGCCGGACCATCACGCGGCGCTTTGACGAGTCGGTCGGGGAGGCTATCGACACGCTGGCGACCGAAGACCAGGCGGCGTGGTACATCGATAATAATACCGTCACCTACGAACCGGGCACGCCACCGACCGACACCAGCGTCCCGACCATCACAGAGGGGGCGACGCCCGTCGTCAACACCACCGAGGATCGGGATTTCGAGAGTATCGTCAACGAGATCGTCGTCGCCGGGGGCGAGGGCGTCGAACACGTCGCCCGCGACCAAGGCAGCATCTCACAGTACAACCGCAAGCGCCCCGACCGCGTGGGCGACCCGCAACTCCGCACCGAGTCGGGCGCCGAAGCCCGCGCCGATGGGGAGCTGGCTGACCGCGCCTACGACGACGCCGCGGTCACGTTCGACATCGCCGATCTCTCATATGCCGGGCTGACCGCCGGGCAGCGCGTCGACATCGACTATTCGAGTGTCGACATCACGAGCGAACGGCAGGTGCTGGCGGTGGAAGCCACACTCAACGGCATCTGTTCGGTGACGGTCGAAGATACCACAGTCTAACGATGGATACGAACCCCAGTCTGGAGCCCAAGACCAAGGAGTTGTGGGCCGGCATCCGGTCCACGACGTCCAAGCAGTCGACCATCCAGCGGTACATCACGGAACTCCGGTCACGAGTCAGTGGCATCGTGGCGTTGCAGGCGATGCTCGAACAGTCATCGACCGACAGTTTCAGCGCCTACGAGACGGAACTCAAAAGCAAGACCGACGTCCGCGCCGTCAGTGACAGCGACGCCGAGGAAGCCCGCGACATCGTGGAAAACGAGAGTTCATTCAGTTCCTACAGCGACTACGCGGGCGATGCCGGCAACGGGACTGGCGTCCACAACCAGAGTGACTACGACGCCTATCGGGGCTATCTGACGAGCAACGGCGTCGGAAACGTGGATGCCGACGTTCACAACCGGACGATCAAGCGACTCTACACCCCTGGAGATACGTTCATCGACCAGGTGGTCAACGAGAGCACGAGTTTCGACGAGTTAGAGACGTGGCTGGATAACCAGGGGTTCGCCAGCGAGGACGCCACGGCGTTCCGCGACGAACTCGAAGGCGAGTTCGCAGACTGGAGTTCCTTCGAGACGTTTCTCGACAACGCCGACAGCATCGAAGCGTTGCTTGATCGGTACGCGCACACCGAGACTGCGACCACGGGCATCGAGTACGACGAAGATACCGGGACGCTGTACTTGCGCTACGAGACCGAACTCCGGATGCAACAGTGGCCCAGTGAGAGCGTCGACAACCCCGACGAGACGGCCAGCATCTCGTTTAGTAACGTGTCAGTCTCCGATACGACACCCGTGGTGGACACGGAGATCACGGTCTCGGCGGATGCCACCAACAGCGGTGGCAGTGCGGGGACAGCGGGGTCGGTGCTCGTCGTCAACAACGCGACGCGGGACTGGCAGACGGTGGACGTCCCGGCCAACAGCACGCGCACCGTCCGCTATACGGTGTCCTTCGACAGTGTGGGCGAGTACGACGTCCGCGTGAACGACGCCAGCACAGTAACCGTGACGGCCATCCCGCCGAATATCTGATGACGACCGACAGCACCATCCTCGTCAACGGGTCGGAGTTGGCTGTCGGCAGTCCCGTTGAGAACAGCACGGTCTATGCGAACGATACGCTGGTCGATGACGGCGACGACTCAACGGAGGTATTTATCAACGACCGCGGCATCGGCGCTGGTGCAGTCATTGACACCGTGTATTTCGGCAGTTTCGACAACGATGTGTATGCAGTCAACCCCAGCGACGGCTCGCAGCGGTGGTCATATTCAACCGGGGCCGGCATTGAGTCGTCGCCCGCGGTCGCTGATGGCACCGTCTATATCGGGAGCAACGACAACAAAGTCCACGCGATTGATGACTCGGATGGGACAGAACAATGGACAACGACAACCGGCGGGTCGGTGGTGTCGTCGCCGGCTGTTATTGACGGGACGGTATACGTCGGCAGCAACGACAACACCGTCTATGCGCTGGCGGCCAGTGACGGGTCCCAAGAGTGGAGTTTTTCGACGGGCAACACCGTTGTCTCGTCGCCGGCAGTGGTAGACGGCACCGTCTACATCGGAAGCTACGATAATAATGTGTATGCGCTGGCGGCCAGTGACGGGTCCCAAGAGTGGAGTTTTTCGACGGGCGATTTAGTGCGATCCAGCCCTGCCGTTGTGGATGGGACGGTATACGTCGGCAGCGACGACGGGAACGTGTATGCGCTGGCGGCCAGTGACGGGTCCCAAACGTGGGCGACCGCGACCGGCGACGACGTGGCGACCCATCCAGCAGTGTCGGGCGGGAGTGTCATCGTCGGTAATAACGGCGGCGATGTCTACTCTCTTGCAGCCAGCGATGGGTCTCAGGAGTGGACGTTTACAACAGGCGCGATAGCTGTGTTGTCAAACCCGACCGTCGTTGATAGTTCTGTGTTTATCGGCGACCAGGACGGAACTATCTACTCTCTTGCAGCCAGCGACGGCTCCGAGGAGTGGAGTGTATCAACGGGCGACACAATCCGGAGTAGTCCGGCCCACATATCCGGCGTGGTCCACACCGGCTCAGATGATAGTAGCGTGTACGCCCTGAACACGAGCGACGGCTCTCAAAAATGGACGTTTTCGACGGGCGGGCTTGTGAAATCATCCCCCATCGGCGGGGCTGATGGATGGGCGTTTACGAACCGACCCGGCCGATTGAATGAAAACGCGGACCCGCTCTAATGCCACGCGACATCACCGACGAAGTCAAGGCCAACCGCCAGGGCGTCGGGCGGGCACTCGCCAGCGACCGCGAGCCCCCGACGAACACCGAGCGCACGCTGACGACAGCGCCGGTGCCCGTCGATGTGTCCGTCACCGTCACCGTCTACACGCGCCGGCTGAACGACTCACTCATCGTGGGCCATCCCGACGGCGGGACGCACGGCATCGGTCGGGGCACGCTCGGCGACCATCGGGGCGCGTGGACCCAGCAGGACCAGACCACCACATCGCTCGCCCACGACGGGCAGCGCGCCATCGCCGAGGCGCTGACCGGCAGCAACGTCACGGTCGCCGAGGCGTCGGTCGGCGATGGCACTGTCAACGCGTGGCAGATCGACGACGCCAACGACACCACACGCGCCCGGTCGAGTTATCGGTTCAACGAGTCCCCCGACTCCATTACGACGCCCGAGTTGCAGGACTCCGCCGGCCGGACGATGCTGACGGCGAGTCTCGGCGGCGTCTCGGCGGACGAAACCGTCGAAGCGCGGGCGGACTTCTCGCTGACGTTTTCGGACGCCAGCGGGAGTGACGCCGCCATCACGGACCTGGGCACCATCGTGGATGCGCTGGCGGACAACGGCGACACCCGACTCCAGTCGCTGGCGGTCGGGACTGACAGCACCAGCCCCACACAATCCGATACCGGCCTGGGCGACCAGAAGCTCGAAAAGGACGCCCAACAGTCCGCCGTCGGGTCGGTCGCCCGCCTGTCGATTATCGCGTTCCGGTCGGAGCCGGGCAGCCAACCCCACGACTTCGTGGAACTCGCGTTGTTCGACGACACCGACACCCAGATCGCCCGTCTCGTGTTCGGCGCGGAAACCAAAGACGACCGCATCCGACTCCGGGTGCGGGGCGGGATCGACATCCAATAATTATGCCAACATCACCAGCCATCGACGCGAACGGACAACCGCTGTTTGACATCCAACTCCGGGCGCTCTCGGAGGGTCGTGACGGCAACGGCGTCGCCGGGCAGAGTGACCTGAAAGTCACCGACGGGACCGGCGACAACGAGAGTGACATCGCCAGTGGGACGGCCTACTATGATGGGTCATCGGGGTCCATCGGCAGCACGACAACCAAGACCCACAGCGACGGCGACGGCAGTAACGACCGCTGGGACCTGATTGCCTTCGACGTCTCCAGCGACTCCGTTGTCTTGCGCGAGGGGACGGCCGCCGCCGACCCGGTGCCGCCGGACTTGCAGAGTAACGAGGTGCTGCTGGCACTCGTCTATATCGAAAGCAGTCAGACCGACTTTGGGAGTGGCGACATCGTCAACTGGCGGATACTCGGCGGGACGGGCATCGTTGCCAGCAACGGCGGGACCACAGTCGTCGACCGTGTGACCGAGATCGACGCGAAGGCCGGGCTCACAGGCTCCGATGACAGCGGCGGCGTCTATGGACTCAAACTGACGAACGATACCGTCACGGTCGCTGGGAATAGCGTGCCACTCGGCGGCTCGTCGGCCATCGACCACGCGGACCTGTCGAACATCGGCGCGAACGACCACCACCAGGACCCCGCCGCCGGCACCGGACTCACGGACGAGGGCACCAACCAGTTCGGCATCGCAAGCAGCGGCGTCACGACGACCGAGCTGGACCTGTCCATCGCGCCGACATGGACCGGGACGCACACGTTCACCGACGGAAGTGTCGCGCTCGACCTTGGCGACCAGGCTGCCGATCCCAGCGCGAATGGGGAGATAACCCGCAACGGGACGGACGTCAAAATCCACTCCGGCGGAAGCGTCAAGAACGTCTCGAATATCGGCGGCGGCAGTACGTCGCCCGGCGGGTCGGACACACAGTTGCAGTACAACAACGGCGGGTCGTTCGGTGGCATCAGTGGGTTCACCTACGATGGGAGCAACCTCTCCGCCATTCCGGGCCTGGATGCGACGTTTCAACTCATCGACCAAGCTGCGGACCCGTCTGCGAACGGAGAGATACAGCGCAACGGCACCGACGTCAAGGTCTACACCGGCGGTACGGTTCGGAACCTCTCGCTAAATAGCGTCACCGTCGCGGGCAATAGCGTGCCACTCGGCGGCAGTACGGCCGTTGACTACATCGACCTCAACGACACAGGTAGCAGTTTCCCGATCCCCAACAGCGACCTCTCAAACAGCAGCGTTACGGTCGCTGGCAATAGTGTCTCGTTGGGTGGGTCGACAACGGTCGATTATGTCGACCTCAACGATACAGGGTCATCGTTCCCCATCCCCAACGCGGACATCAGCAACTCGTCAGTGACCGTCGCCGGGAACAGCATCAGTCTCGGCGGGTCGTCAAGTATCGACCACGCGGACCTGTCGAGTGTCACCGCCAACCAGCACCACCAAGACCCGACTGCTGGCACCGGCATCACGGACGAAGGGACCAACCAGTTTGGCATTAGTAGCGGCGGCGTCACGACGACGGAGCTGGATTTGAGTATCACGCCGACGTGGACAGGCACACACGTGTGGGACACCGGGGCGAACGCCAACCTCCAGGTAGACGAGTCGGGCATCTACTATAGCACGTCGAACGCCGAGGCGCTGGACATCCGTAACGCCGGCACCGGCAGCGTGGACCTGCAAACCGACGGCGCCAGCGTTGTCGACGAGAACCGCACCCTCTCGACGGGCAACGCACTCACTGGCGGCGGCGACCTGTCGAGTGACCGGACGTTCGACGTGACGACGTCACCCAGCACCGACACGCCCGTCGGGACGACGCGCACCCTGACCGGCGGCCACGCCATTCAGTCGGTCGGGGACCTCTCGACTGACCGTACGGTGGCCGTCGATGCGACCGACCTCTCGGGCGACGGACTCAAAGACTCTGGCAGTTCCACGGCGTTAGACATCGAACCCGCAGACTTCGCGGGCAACGCCTTGGAGGACGACGGCAGCGATGACCTGGCGGTGTCGAGTGACAGCATCAACACTGATGAGCTGGCGAGTGGCGCGGTCACGGACACCGAGGTCTCCTCGTCGACGAGCATCTCGCGTGATAAACTCCAAGGCAAGTGGACGACCGTCACCAAGACCAGCAACTACACGGCGGCGAACTACGAGAACGTGCTCGCGGACGCATCCAGCAGTGCGCTGACGGTGACGCTGCCCGCCGCGGCGACGGACCTGATGGTGACGGTCAAGGCGACCGACGCGACCAACACGGTCACGATTGCGACGCCCAACAGCGAGACCATCGACGGCGACAGCAACCGGGCCATCGACCAGGACAACGTGAGCCTGACGATCACCAGCGACGGCAGCAACTACTTCATCGTGTAACATGACTTACCATCCAACAGACTCCGACGACGACGGCACCGTCGAGGCAGACGTGGACAACACGAACACTGACGCGGCCAACCTCGGCAACAACGGGTCAGCTGTCTCGGTCGGCGACGACCTGGACCTCCAGAGCAACCAAGAGGTCAAAAATGCCTCGGCGGTCAGTACAGACAAACAAAACATCAAAAGCAGTACTATCCAGTCAATAACGATAGATGGAGATTCGTCGGCAACTTTGTCGTTTGAAGATAATAACGGGTTACTGATAGTTTCAAAAGTATCTGGAGGGTCTGAGTCAGGCCTGTATCTCATTAAGGGTGGCGAAGACTCGGTTGAAAAAGTTGGAGGCTCAAGTACCTTCGTCAACTCAGCACCATCGAGTGACGAGGTTGGAGTTTACCATGACGGCTCGGACTATATTCTTGAGGATAATGATAGTGGGACCTTCGAAGTAACTGCTACATACGTCGGTAGGTAATGAGGTCTTGTAACTGGATAATTCTCCCCAGCGCGCCTGAAAAATAGGCGGACAGGACAATACTATTCTCCTGATAGTTAACCGCCCAGTCCCAACAGTGTCGCCGGGAGTGGATCGACTGCAGCGCCTTCCGGGTCCGGTCGCCCGAACGCCGGACGTTTCTCGCCGGGACTCAGAAACCGCCCAGAGGCATCTCTGGCGATTAGTCAGTGTCCGTGTCTACTGATCGACACTCTCTGAGATGTTCAGCCGCAGTGCGGGACTTGATGAACCGATCTCCACAACTGCACTCGTATGACCTACGTAATTCTTCTACTACATCCAGACCAGCCCCAACATACCGTTTCTCTCCGATTAAGTTGACGTGCTCCTTCTTACCGAGTAGGCGGTCAGGGTCCGCTACATCACCTTGATGTTTGAGGACCTTCGTGATAGTGATGATGTGTTCAGTCCCGTCTGAAGACTGACCGGCCGCGCCGTCACGCATCGTCCGATCCCTCCCGTGGGTCCCCGACACGCGCGCCGTGGCCGCCGAGCACCACCGCCGGATCGACACGACCGTTGTTCCATTCGAGATCGCGCACCTCGGCCCCGACGCAATCGTGGATCGCGCCGCTCCCGATGAAGTGGACTGCCCGGTCGCCGTCAACGTCGTCGAGAAACGCGCGGAGATCGGCGACGGTTAGCGGCTCAGGCATCGTCCGATCCCTCCGCGTGGTCGACCCTGAACGATACGTCGACGTCTGTCGACCTCCAGTCGACGGCATCAAATTCTGTGTCGAAGATCCCAACGACCGCGTCCAGTTCTTCAATCACGTCCAGTATCTCGCCGACAGTCTCATACCGTTCCTCGTGTGGCGTTTCAGACTCAGGCATCGTCCGATCCCTCCAGCACCCGCGCAACGTCTTCGACGGCGGTTCGGCCGGGCACATCATCGGGGAGTTCGGCAAGCGCACGAGCGGCCGCCTGGCGCGCGTCTGCGACGACGTCTGGATCGACGCCGTCCGCCGCTGCGAGTTCGTCACGGCAGTCTTCGAGCGCAGCCTGGAGATCGTCGCGTTCGTCGCGTAGCTCGTCGAGCTGCTCGCGGAGTGTGGCGACGTCGTCTGTGTCGGCGGCGTCCCCGCGCGGGTCGTTGCGGAGTTCGTACACGCCAGTTTCATCAAGGTTCTCCAGGTGGTCGTGTTCTTCGAGCCGGCGGAGGCGCTGATTGATGTAGCCCGCGCTGGGGACGTCGTCAGCGTCGCGGACCTTCTGCAACCGCCCCCGGAGGAGCTTTGGTGTTGAGCGATTCCGCGCAAGTTCGTCAAGCAACCACTCATCGAGGTCGTTCAATTGCCGTGGTTCCAAGCTCATCAGTGGGTGTGTGTTGCGTGGCACGGGTGTTAGTTGTACCCATTAGTATAATAAATTTGTGCCACTAACTTGTTCACCGAGTTAGGATACCTAACATTTATATACTATGCACCCGTATGTATAGATAGGAAGCGCGGGACGCCGGGAAAATCCGGCCGGTGTTTCAGGCACCGACCGCGCTCCTCGGAGTTGAGAAGCAATGGCGACTACGCAATCCACGACTGAAACGGTTTCGGAACCGAGTATCGAACGCACCTACGGCACGAACGCCTACGGCGACCGCTACGCCTACCACGTCTGTACGGGCTGTGACGTCGAGGCCGGCGCGCGCTGGCAGGTTCGGGTCGAGTGTACCTGCGGTGGTCAGGCATGAGCAAATGGACGCGCGACGCCGACGAGCTGGAGCGCGAGATCGCGCGGGCGCTCATCATTCAGGAGTACCACGACGACGAACAGGCGACCGACCACATCGGGCGGGACTGGTAACAATGACTTATCAAGCAGACTGCAAGGACTGCGGGTACACGGCGGAGTTCGCACACGAATCGAGCGCAGAGCGCGCGCAGTATCAGCACGAGGGGCAGACGGCCCACGAGGTCGCTGTCGACGAAGTGACCGACGACTCGACGGGGGTGCAGGACCTGTGACGGGCGTTGCGACGACGTTCGACGCAGTACTGTCCTACGGCGACGACTGCCCGGTCTGTGGTCGAGCGGTCAAGAGTACCGTCGAAGGTGGCAACGGGACCAGAGCATACAACAGCGAGTGTTCGCAGTTCGACACCGATAACGCTCGCGTGCGGTACATCTTCCACCAAGAGGGTCCGAAATGACGGACGCCACGCACCACATCAACGAGTCGGCGGACAAGATCACGGTCAAAACGAAAGTCACCAGGGGCGAGGGTACGCGCGACCAGGACAAGCTCGACGTCAAGGTAAAGGGCGACGACCCCGACGACGTCGTCGCGCGGTTGAACGCAGTGCTGTCAAACCTGGAGGACACGGCCGACGACCTGCGGGCGATGCAGCCCGGTGATGACGATGAGTGAGTGGACCGTCGTGGGCGAGAAGCCGACCGGCGAGACGGTCGAACAGACGGCCGGCTCCCGAGCCGAGGCCGAAGAAATGCAGGCCAACGCCGAAGGCGTGGGGCTGACCGACGTCGAGATCATCCCGCCGAGTGAGACCGACGGCGGCAACCCCACGGCGGACGTGGTCGAAGTGGACGAGGTCGAGACGCCTGCAGATGCCGCCGACGCAGCCGAGGCCCAGCTCGACGAGCGGTCGGTCGCCGAGGATCCCCTGAACTGGGTCCCCGGCGAGTTCGTCGACGAGATCGACGGGACGCAGGCGATCAACCGCAAGGGGTTCGAGGTCCTGTCGCACTTCTACGACGTCGACATCGAAACGGAGATCGTGGTGCCGCCGGAGGAGACCGGCCACGAGTACTGCCGGGCGACCGCCACGGCGACCACGCCGGACGGGCGGGAGTGCGTGGCCCACGGCTCGGCCCACGTTGACCGTGACGACGACTCGTTCCTGCTGCTGGAGATGGCTGACACGCGCGCCCGGAAGCGGGCGTTGAGTATCGCCACGGGCGTTGGTGCTGTGGCTGTCGAAGAGCTAAAGAATGAGGTGGGTAACTGATGTCCGAAGTCGTCGCGCTCTCGCAGTACTACGACGCCGCCGAGACGTTCGAGCAGCTCCCCGGCGTCCGCGCGGTGGACGTCATCGACGACGACCCGCGGCTTGACCGCCCGTGCATCGAACTCGTGATCGGACCCGCCTTCGAGCGGGTGCCCCCTCGGGTGCATGGCGTGATCCGCGACCACGACATGGGGACGCGGCCGGACCTCTCGGGTGCCCAGGGCCGGCCCCGCCACTGGATCTTGGTGGTGGTCTGATGCCTGGCGCTGGCAAGCGCGGGAATGATACGACTGGCGATGGGAGTGGTCAGTATGAGTGACGGTACTGACCACATCTCAGAAAGTTGTGTTGTGGGTGAATATGGGAAAGATTTAAGTGAGTATGGGTACAAGTGTGTAGTATGGCACAGAACACTGCCATCGAGACGGAATCGGGAAGCCCAATTGAGAGCGGTATTGATCGGACGTGGGACCACTACGCCTACGCCGATGACGGCGAGTACGCGATGGTCGTCGGCGTCGGCCGCGCGGAGGACCGCGACATGGAGGACGGCCTTGAAAACGGCTGGGCCGTCGAGTACGCCGTTTACGTCTGCGAGGCGAGCCTTGTCGACAAGCTCAAAGGTCCGTCGACGCGCCGGTTCGAGCCGCGGCCGAACAACCTCACGGACGCCGCGAAGCAGATCCTCGAACAGCTCGCCGAGGAGGACGGCCGCGACCCCATCGAGGCGGCAGAGGACTACTGGAGCAACGAATGAAGGTCGAAGTCAGCGCGAAGGACATCGAGGAGAAGAAAGCGGACGACCGCGGCCGCGTGACGATCGGCGCAGAGTACGCAGACAAGACCGTGACCGTCGCGGTGCTCGACGTCGAAGACGAGTAGCTGTCTTTTCGCCGCTCAATCGTTCACTACAAACGGATACTGACCAGGGGCCCACCGATGAGTAACGGCCACGCAGAGACGGGCGTCCGCAGCGCCGTCGACCCCGACGTCCACGCACTCATCGTCCAGCGGCCGGACAACCAGCCCGACTATCTCGCCTGCCCGACGGAGGAGTGTGCCGCGTACGTGAAGATCGACGCCGACCCGTCGACGCCGGGCTGGACCGAGCTGGATCACGATCCCGACTGTCCCTACCGGACGGACTAACTCTTTTGCGGCCCCGTCGTCGCTGGCTGGCACGAACCCGGCAACCCGGAAGCACCCCAGCCAGACTCAAACCACACCCACTGCATACTGACGAGTATGCGACACGACCCCAGGCGCACGATAGTCCACTCAGTCAGCCATCGGCGTCGCCAGCCTGACCAACATCCTCGTGAAACGGCGTCTTGGTTTTCCGATTGCAGCGCGGACACGTCGCGTTCCACAACTCGCCTGAGTACATCCAGACGTACCCGCAGTTCTGACATTCTACCTCGGTGTCATCATCTCCATCGGCGTCTGAGTTGCACGTCACACTCATATAAACTACTACTACGACCAGTGATTAAAGCATTGGGTCGCGCTGAACAGAACTTTTATAGTGGTGGTGGTAGTGGTATGCAAATGTGGGACTTGGTAGTAGTAGTAACAGAGACCACGACATGACAGACGTTACCTGCACCCACTGCGACTATCGGTGGGAGTACGGCGGCGACCTCCAGTACGCGACCTGTCCGAGCTGTCGCAGCAAGACCGCAGTGGACAGGGGCGACGGTTCGTCAGAGGTACCGGCAGAGAACTAAGCCACTGTCGCGCGGGATCGTGCAAGGCCCAACCTGTCCGATCCCGCGCGGTGGTGGATCCACGACCACACCGAATGATGTCAAATCGTGAATCCGGCGGCGACTACAACGCCGCCAGTGAAAGGCGTATCGACAACGAAGATGAGAGTCCGCCAGCAGAGCCCGACGAGACCAGCGGGTCTGCTGCGTCCGACAAGACGGTCGCCGGCCTTACCTCTCTTTGGGAGACCGACGCCCCGCAGGCACAGCGGGTCCTCCGGCATCTCCTCAAAGAGACCACCGAGACGACGTTCTACAAGTCCGCGGACGTCGCCGAGGAGCTGGACATCACCACCAAGCAGGCCGCCCACGCGCTGCGGGCGATCGCCGATGCCGACACCCGGCACATCTCGGTCGAGCAGTGGACCAACACAACGACGCCGACGACCTGGCGCGTGACGCTGCCCGACCCCGGCAGCCCGGAGCGCCGCCTGACCGAGGCCGCCAAGCAGCTCACGCTGGCGAGCGCGGACATCGACGACGCCGAGGCGGTGGCCGAACTCGCGGGCGCGCTCGGCGCGATCGAGCGTGCGGAGAGCGCACTGGCGGATGAGGAGGTGGTCACCGACGGCGGCTGGGAAGACGTCGGCACGCTGCCACCGGAGAAAGAGCCGGAGTATGTCGGCGCGCACAGTGGCGCCGAGAGTGTTGAGTGTCGCAACTGGCTTGAGCCCAACGCCGACGGGCAGTGTGGCGCTCCGGCCACCCACACCGTCGTCATGTACCACGGCGAACTCAGCGAGATTCCGATGTGTAACGGCTGTGGCGAGCCCGAGGATGTCGACGCCTGGGACCGGGAGTGGTCCGCCGAGGAACCCGATGCTGTCACCGACGGCGGCGAGCAGTTTTACGTCGTCGACGAGGATCGCCGTCGGATCGTCGCCGGCCCGTTCCCCGACCGCGTCACAGCACAGGCCGACGAGCGAGCGCGCCAGCCCGCCCACATCGTCGTCTCCGGTCGGGCGCTGGACCTCGCCCGGCAGGACGGCCCGATCCGCGACGAGACAGGCGACGTCGACGTGGTGACCGACGGCGGGACGATCCCGGTCTGTCCGGCGTGCGATCGGACCAACATCTGCCCGTCGGCCCGCAGCCAGGGCTGGTACTGCAAGGACTGCAAGGAGACATTCACCGACCCACCGCGGCGCGAGAGTCGCCAGGAAACCGGGCTGCCGAGTGCCGAGGCCCAGGCGCTCGACGACATGGACCCCGAGGAGTTCGATGAGCTGCTGACCGATGGTGGGCAGATCGTCACGGTCAAAACCGCCGGCGACGACTTCGCGCGGTGCATAACGTGTGGTGCCACTGGGGAGACGCCCGACACCGTCGACCACCACGACAGCTGCTCAGGGGGCGAGGACTGATGCCGGGCACTTGCCAGGAGTGTCAGTCTCCGTGTCGCGGCGGGCTGTGCAAGCAGTGCGAACTGGAGTTGGCCCACGGGACGCCCGAGATGCCCGACAGTGCGAGGGATGCCGATGACTGACAGACTCGTTGCGTGTGACGACTGCGGCGCTGTTTTCGTCCGCAGGAACGTTCCGACAGCAGCGTGTCCGACGTGTGAACGGACAACAAAAGACCGCAAGCAGGTTCCCAAGCTCGGGTGGGTGCGAAAGTGGTGGTCGGAGGTGAGTGCCCGTGCCTGAGTGCGACTGCGGCACCGAGATCACCACCAAGAACGCGGCGGGCCACTACCGCGACCGCTGTGCCGAGTGCATCGACGACGCCGCGCCTGATGTCGGCCGCGAACGCCGGGATCCTGCAACGTGGCTCGCCGAGGAGGACGCGCCCGAGGGGTGGTCAGAGTGAGCGACGACGCCAGCGTCGACGACGGCCTGCTCGACGACCTGCAGACGGAGTTTCGCGAACGCCACCACAAGCGCCGCCACCGCGACGACTACGACCAGGCCGACCAGGCGATCACCAGCGGCGAACTCGCGGACACGTACGGTATCGAAGACGCCGAGGGCAACCCAAAGACCCGCGAGGCGATCAAGATCCTCAAACGCGAGCGCGGGCTGCCGATCGTCGGGCAGAACAACGGCTACTACATCCCGGTGACGGGCGGCCCGATCGAGGACTACATCGAACGCCTCGAAGGTCGGATCCAGGGCATCCGCGAGAACCAGGACCTGATGCGGCAGAACTGGCAGTCGTGGCAACAGCGCGAGCGCGCCTACAGCGCCGGCGCGGCCGACGTCGAGGCGACGGTCGTGGATCACAGTGCCGAGTGCGACGGCGGTGATCGGGAGCTGACCGACGCGGAGCGCGAGCGCGTCGAGAACGATCCCGTCCTGACCGTGGAGGACGTCCTCCAGCGCCGCGGAGGGGGGTCGGCATGAGCGGGCAGTCCACAGACGGTACCGAGCGATTTGAGTATCTCGTCATTGCCGACTGCGGACACTGCGGTCAGGAACTCAAGTACGTTGAGGAGTTCGACGAACCCGCCCCACTTGACTACGGCGTCGAAATAAAGTGGGGTCGCTGTCCGTACTGCCAAGGGCCTATGGCCCCCGCTTGGTGGGATGTGAAATCGGAGTACGAAATCGAGCGTGTGAAACCCACTCAAGAGCGGTCACTACAACCGGGAACTGACCGATCTGGAGGGGCCGACGATGCAGCGTGAGCGCTACCGTCGCGACGAGGCCCGCGCCGCCCGCCGCCACGGCCAGCGCGTCGATCAGGGCGCGTGCCCCCACCGGAGTCCCGGCGACCTCCCCTGCTCGCTCGACTGCTTCGCGGGGGGTGAGTCCCATGCCTGAGCTGACGCCCGCCCGCGTCGGCATCGCCACGCTCACACTCGGGCTGCTCGGCGGGCTCGGTCTCGCAACGCTGGTCATGATGGGGGTGTGTCTGCCATGAGCACGCTCGACACAGACCCCGAAGACCTGACCGATGACGAACTGCTCGAACGGCTTGCCGCAGAAGATCCCGAGGAGATTCCGCTGGCGACCCACTGCCAGCGCGTTATTCAGGAGGGTGACGAATCATGATTGTCGTCGAGGAACCGCTCACGGAACTCGGCGTCCGATTTGAACCGGCGGCGGAACTCGGCGACGAGGTCCTCGTTGGTGATGTCGGCGTTGGTGGCGGACTCGAAGGTATCGTCTTCGATCTCGTCGACGCGGTCGGCGGCCTGCTGGCTGAGTGGGGCTGCACAGCCAGGGCAGAACCGCGCGCCGTCACGCAGCGGCGTCCGACACTGGTTGCACTGGGTGAGTTCCGGCGACTTCTCGCCATCGTCGTCGACGATGCCGTGATCGGCGAAAATCTCGTCGTTCATCTCCTCGTCGGAGACCATCGAGTACCGCGAGAGGACGCGACTGTCCTCGACCAGCGTCGCCCGGTGTTTGATCTTCTGCTCGCTGGCGCCCTGGCGGATCCACTCGGAGATGGCCGTCCCGCGGAACAGATGCGCGTGGATGCGCTCGCTGTCGATGCCCGCCGCCTCGGCGATCTTCGTGACGCGCCGGCTGGCGTACTGCTGGCGGAGGGCGGCCGTGCTGTCGGCGTCCCAGCGCCGCGTCTTGTGAAAGAGTGCGACGTCGTCCTCGCTGGGCCGGGGATGGACGTCGAGCCAGTTGGCGACGTGGCCCCGACTCCAGGTCAGCGGGCGCTCGCCGTGGGCGCCCTTGACGTTGGCCTCCTCGTTGATCGTGATGGTGGCCTTCGGCGGCTCCAGGTCGATATCGCCGACGCACAGCGAGAGGACGGCGCCGATCCGGAGGCCGGTATCCCGGAGGACGGCGATCATCGCCTTGTCGCGGGCGGCCGCATCGAACTCCGCACAGGCCGCAAGCATGGCGTCCAGCTCCGCCTCGGTGATCTCGTCGGCGGGGTCGTGCTTGTTCTGGATCGGCGCACCGATGGTGATGTCCTCGGCGAAGGGGGAGTTCTGCCAGTCGAAGAACTTCTTGATGCCCTTCTTGTAGCCGCGGATGGTCGACTCGGCGAGGCCGTGCTCGTCTTCGAGCAGCAGTTCCAGAGCGTTGACGTCGTCGATGGTCTCGAACTCGGTGAGGGGCATCGTGGAGCGTTCGGCACACAGTCGGATGCGGTTGAGGTGGCCGACGATCGTCCCCAGCGACTCGATATCCGCGTCGTTGGTCCGGAGGTAGGCGATCCACCGTTTGATGGCCGTGCGGTCGGCCTCGGTCAGGCCGTCGCTGTCTTCGAGGAGTTGCTTCTGGTTGTCGAACTTCGTGGCGTAGCCTTGGACGTCGTTGACGTCGGCCATATGCCCCAGAATGAGTGGTGGGATTATAGACTTGCTCCTCGTAACCCAGCCAGGGCTACTAATTATTCTGACATAACCCAACCCACCGAGAGTGGCCACCTTGCCGATACTTGTCGCGGTGCAACCCCTGGGGTTCGGGTGGAGACATCGGCCTCGCGCGGTGGTGGGCGTGTCGGTGATCGTGGAGTTACACCACATGACGCGATAGGAAGTCCGGGGGTGGTGGCCGGATGAGAGTGTCGCCCGTCGACGACGCGGCGATCCTGCACGCAATCGACGACGCGATCGACGCCGGCGACGTCTGCATCAACGGGCAGCCGTCGGCACGCGACATCCGACAGCATCTGCCCCCCAGCAAGCGCCTCACGCCCCGCCGGATCTCGGATCGGCTGTCCGACCTCGAAGACCAGGGCGAGGTCGAGTGCTCGCGCACGACGCGGATCAACGGGCATGGCGACGTCAAGACCGCGGTGCGCGTCGACGGGAGCGAGGTGGGCGACGCCCCGGCGTGGGACCGCCACTCGCTACGGAACAGGGGCGGTCAGGCATGATCCGGCCCGACCTCGGTCGGTGCCCGGCCTGCGGGACGATCGTCCACTGCGACGGCGTCGTCGAGTGTCCGTCGCCGGCCTGTCGCTACCAGCCCGACGCCGTGCAAGCGCTGCGTGCGGCTGGCGAGGAGGTGCTGCAGTCGTGAGTGACGAGTCTGGGGGCGGGACTGAGCGAACCCCAACCACAGGGATTAGTATAGGTCAAACCAATAGGTTTAATAGGCTGGGTCTATATTGTCTAAGTGTAGAAGGAAGATGTCCCAAGAAATCACCGTCACGAAAGTCGAAGACCACTACGAAATGCAGTTCGACGGCGGCGACGCCTACCCTGTTCCGACGAACGCCATCGACAAGCTCGACGACGACCTCACGCCCGAGGAGGTCGGCGAGTCGGTCACGTTCACGGGCGACTACGGCGGTCACAAGCACGCCAAGACCTTCGACGTTGAGGAAGTCATTGAGACGCCCGGCGACGACGAAGACGACAGCGAAGGGGGGGCCGAAGACGGCACGGGCAGAGACGCAGAGCTGACTCCCGAGCATGTCGAGGAGGTTGGCTACCACACTGCCGCGGGCCAGGCCCAGCAGATCGAGGCGCAGCGGTTGTTTGACCTCGGAGAGAAGAGAGATTTCCAGCGCGACGCTTCCGAAGAGGGCTTCGATTACGTCTGCCCCCATTGCGGCGGCGACGCGAACAACTCGACGGAGAAGCCGTACTGCTCGAAGGATTGCGCCCAGACCGATCTCGCTGACGTGGAGGTTCAGCCATGAGCCACTCGACGAACCATCCGCGCGAGTTCGTCGGTTGCCCGGACTGTGGGGCCAGCGCGCCCGACGCCTGGGAGAAGAAGCGGTCGCTTCCGCAGGTCGGCCAGACCTACGAGTGCGAGAACTGCGGACGCGAGGTCTACATCTACGACGCGGGCGATCCTGGCGAGACGACCAGGCAGTGGCGACCCGTCACGGACAGCATGGCGACGAACCTGCAGTTCTTCGACGAGGTCGGCGACTGGCCCGACAGCAAGCTCTCAGACCTGTACAAGCAGGGCCTGGAGCGTATGGAGGCTATCGACTACCGGATTGTCGAAGCCGAGGGCCTGTCGCAAAACGAGTGGGCGCGCCGGACAGAACGGTCGCAACCAACCATCTCCGAGAACGTTGCGAAAGCAAAGCAGAAACTCGGCGAGTAACCTTCTTTTCAGGTCGGTCGGGGCGAACTGCCCGCGCCGTAGGACCGGACGGCGACCAGTCGGGAGGTGACGCCTGATGTCCTCCTCACTCTCCCGCGCCGAGCTGGAGGCGATGGACCACGAGGAGTTGGTTGCGACTGTTGAGTGGTTGCAAGACCGCGTCGACGACCTCGAAGCCGAGACCGACCGTCTTGATGCCCTGGTCGTCAAGGCCCACGAGAAACTGCAGGCGGTCGACGAGCTGGCCGGCCGCGTCGACGACCTCGAAGCCGAGAACGAGCGACTCCGCTCACGAGTCGACGGCGCGGACAGCAAAGACGAGAAGGTGGCGGCGATCGTCGAGCACGCCACCAACCTCCGGGATCCTGGCGACCGGGCGGTGAAGCTCACGGCGAAGCACATCAAGGGTGCGACGGGCGTCTCGCGACGCTACGCCTACGACCTGATGGATCCTGCAGACGACAACAGCCTGGTCAACCAATACGACTGGATCCTCACGCCTGCAGAGATGCAACAGTACGGCAGCCTGGAGTTGGACCTGAGCGGGCAGCAGAAGTGCATCGCCATCGACTTTGAAGGAGTTCACAGCGCGGGGTGCCCTGTGAACAAGTTCACCACAGCGGATGGAGGTGAGTCCGGCGAATGACGGCCCATTTCGGGAGTGGTCTTCCACCTCCCTGACACGTGTAGTTAGTTGCGCTTGCAGTACTCTGAAAGCAAGTGTACGGCTACTGGTGAGTGAACCCACTCCCTCGCCTCCATCGCCAGATGGCGGCGATGTTCACAGGCAATCTCGGTGTGGTGAACAAGTTCAACCCTCGGCTTCATGACACAAACGAAATCAAACGACGATCGGACGGATCACGAACAGCGCAAACAGATCTACGAGCGCGTCCTTTCCTGCGTCGATGCACAGACCTCGTCCCAGCAGCCGCCGGGCTGTACGCCCGAACAGGTACGACTCCATCTGGTCGAACACGGCAACTGTGACGAAGAACCCATCCGGCGGGCCATCCAGGCGGTCCGCGAAAACGGCGACCTGGTGGCATGGCGTGGCCCCGATGGCGACCGGCGACTGACGCGGGCGACGCCGGCCCGACTCCGCCGGGCGACCCGCTGGCTGGGGGCGCGCACTGACGACGCGACCCCGGCAGTCACGCGGGGGATGGGCCGACTCAACCGGGCGCTACAGGAGTGTGATCGGGAGTGACTGACCGCCGCCCGTGGGAATGGCCGGACTGCCCCGAGTGCGGGGGCCATGCCTACGTCGCGGGGTCGAACGGCACCGAGGCGTACCTGTGCCACCGCTGTGACCGCCACTTCAATGATGAAGTACGTTGAAGTTCGAATCGGGCAAACTCCGAAACAGGCCCGATTCTGTCCCGATCTGCCCGGTCGGCCCCGCCGGTCACGGCGGACGGCCAGCAACGAGTCTTCGAATCGTCACGAATCCGGAGAAAAACAGCCGCATCGACGAGAGCTGCCGCTCACGAACTGCAAGCCCGAGGAAAAGAGTCAGTCGCTATCCGTAGTCCACCTTGAGGACCTTCTTGATGAAGTTCCCAAGTGTGACGGCCCCTCGGTCCTGCGGTCGGTGGTTCGGGAACTCCTCTCTGAGGAACGTCCGCGTGAGCATCCAGCCGTTGTACAGGAGTGTGCTGAGCCAGAACAAGAAGACGCGGACGCCGTGGTGACGCGACCCGGTACGCGCCATCAGCTTGGTCTTCTTGTCGGCGTAGGAGTTCTCAACACGCCAGCGAAGCTTGTGGCGTCGGATGATTTCCTCGGCCCCATCCTCGTAGTTGAGTGTTCCGTACGGGCGTCGCGCCTTCCAGAAGATGCTCGGAACCTCATCGAGGTCGAGCACGTCGGGGTCGTCGCCACCAGTGAAGTCGTCAAGCGACTGTTGTTTGCTGCTGATGACTGTGTCGAAGTCCTTCTTCGTAGCGTTGTTCCAGTCGGGCTCCGCCACGACGCGCACCTTCTCAGTGAGGTTGTGCTTCGAGGAGGTCAGTGGATAGGGCTCATAGTCGTCGTACCGACCATCCATGGCAGCGAGCGCCCCCTTGAGTTCCTCAGCACGACGCTTCAGCCGAACCGAGGGGACGATGTCTCGGTCCTTGCAGAACTTCACGATACGGGCCGACGCGAAGTCCGAGTCCAGGCGGAGCGTCCCGATGGAGCAGTACTGTTCGGCCTGCTCGACGAGACGCGTCACGAGGTCGTACGGCCTGAGGTCTTGCGTGTAGGGCTCGACGGCGGCCGCGACATCCTTGTCGTGCTCTTCGTCGTGGACAACGAGCGTGGCGAAGTGGAAGCCGTAGGTCGTTCCGTTCTTCGGCTCTCCCTGCCGGTGTCCGTCCGGCGGGCTGTCCGTGGTCGGCCAGATCGGGATGACCGTGATGTCAACGTAGGCGTCCAGGTCGCCCTGGAGCATCCCGGCACCGGTCGCCGCGTTCAAGATGCGGCTGTTGATGCGCTGGAACTCCTCGTGCCAACCGTTGCCGTCGCGCTGCTTGACGGCGTTGAACGCGGTCTTGATGGCGAAGTCGTGGTTGTTCTCGTCGATGACGTTCGCCGGAGCGTTGCCCTCCTGGCAGGCTTCGAGGAACGGGTCGAGGATGGAACCAGCACCGTATTTCGTGTTGCTGGCCCGGTTGAAGTCGGTCTCCTCCAGCATAATCGCCTTCACGTGACGGATCTTCTCGTCAATTGCCTCTTCGGGAATCTCCGGCAGCGGCTCGGACCTGCTGTCCGTACTCGGCGTTTCGAGGTGCGGGCCGAAGAGGTCGTCCGAGAACTTCTGATGGAGGCGGTCGCGGATGTAGTCGGCGTGGCTTTCGAAGAAGGGTTCCATCCCGGTGAATTGCTCGCGCATGGAGTAGGAGAACGTCGAGTGGTCGGGCACGTCCTCAAGGCCGAGGATATCTCGGATGGACGGGAATCGGTCGAGGTGTTGCTCCAGCTCGAAATACGAGCGCCCGGTCAGGAGGCGGTAAATGTGCGCCTGCGCGACGGCTTGGGGATTCTCGTCCCCACCACCGTCAAATCCGTCTTCGAGGTCGTGGCTGAGCGGCCCGGGCTCGTCGGCAATCACCTGCGCGATAGCCTGCTCGCCAAGAAGCGGGTCGAGCGTCGCGCGGGTGGCGGCAGTCACACACGAAGGATGTTCGGACTAATTGATAAATCTTCGGTAGAACATGGCCAGAATTCCACGACCAACAGGACACAAGAGGTGATAGCATGACAAACAGCATTCAGAGCATTGAGTCAGGTAAAGCAGTGATGAACTATCCAGGGGCAAAAGCCCGTCTCGCACCCTGGATTATCGACCATCTGCCGGAGCACAACACGTACGTCGAGGTGTTCGGTGGCTCCGCAGCGGTCTTAGTCCACAAGCCGGAGTCCATCAACGAGGTCTACAACGACATCGACGACGACCTGGTAGAGTTCTTCGAGGTGCTGCGGGACCGGCGCGACGAGCTGCTCGACTGGCTCCAGCACACGCCATACTCCCGGACACTATACAACCGCTTCGCGGACGCCTACCACGAGGGTGACCGTGCCGACGACCCTGTGGTTCGTGCTGGCCGCTTCTGGTATCTCGTTCAAGCAGGTTTCAACGGAGACCTCACGAAGCGGAATTCGTTCAGCACATCGACATCGGCGCGCGGTTATCCGTGTGATTCGCAGGCCCGGAACTACCACCGCTCCCGTGAGCGTCTTGACGCCTTCGCGGAGCGATTCCAGGCTGTCACTATCGAATGCCTCGACTGGCGAGAGGTTATCGACCGTTACGACTCCGCGACAACTGCGTTCTACGTCGATCCGCCGTATCCAGCAGTCCGTTCGGAGGGGTACTATCCCCACCACGACCTTGACCACGCCGCGCTCGTTGAGCGATTGACCGAGATCGAAGGTGAGGCCGTCATCTCTTACGGAGAACTACCGGACTGCCCGGATTCGTGGGAACTCCGCGAGCGAACGGTCACGTCTACGCTGTCACGAGCGAACGGCGAGGACAAGGATTGCCCCGAGAGATTGCTGCTGACCTTCGACCCGGACGAGATGCCGTTGTTCCAGTCTGCTCAGCAGCAGACTCTCCAGGCGCTAACGGAGGGCGAAAGATGACAGAGAAAAATTCAAACAATGACGTTCGTCAAAAAACCGGTTCAACGTACGGGATGAGTGAGACACCACTCCCCGACGACTGTACCGACCTCCGACTCTCGGCGCGCTTTGTCTACCGCGAGCTGCAACGCGCCGACGGCAGCCTGCCGGTCACGACACTCCGCAACCGGATGGCGTGTGACCCCTCGACCATCCGGCGGGCAGTCACGGCACTGGAAGACGCGGACCTCGTCGAGTCACGCTGGCAGGCGACCGACCCCCGCGTGCGAATCATCGAACTCCGGTAACGGCGCGTGCGTATTGCACGGTATCGTGGTTGTTGATAGGTACAACTCGCGTACACAGCACAACGAGCGTCCCGACAGCGCCGCGACCAGTTCGTGACCAACCGAGAGTGGGCCACAGCCGTTCCTCTCCCATGACAGCGTTTCAAGAACTCATTCTCAACGACCCCGCAGTGTGTAACAACTGCCTGGGGCCGATCCGTCGGGAACGCGCACAGACCCAATCGCGCGACCCGCGCAACCCCACCAGCGTCGAGAAGTCACCGTACACCCGCCACGAACGCCGGACGTCCGTCGAGCACGTCCCCGGTGGCGATGGGTGCACGCAGTCGGTCGCCGTCTTCTGTGAGTGCGGCGTCGAGTCCGCGTTCATGCGTCTCTGGGACGATGGCGACGACCGCTGCCTTCGGATGGGGCGGTTCAAGGACCTCCTGAAGCGGGCCATCCGCACGATGGAAGCCAAAGAGGTGACACTCGACCGGGCGACCGCCGTCCGGCTGGCGTTGCATCACTACCGCGAGGACCACGACGCCAACGACGCACTCGACCAGGCGTTTGAGGCAGCCATCGAAACGGCCGCAGCGACGAGCGGGCAGAGCAAGACGGCAGCACTGTCGGACTGACACAGCGCCGACACGCGAGAGTGGAGGGCCGACAGCCACACGTCTCCCGGCACCGGAACGCAACGCCATGGGTGGCGGTGTCGGGCCTGCCATCACGCTGGCGTCGGCCCATCCGCCATTCCTCTCCCCACACACAACGCTGTTTTTCCATACACAATGAGTTCCGAATCCGCGTTTGCATACGACGGTCCACTCAGCACCTACCGCGAGTGGGATGCACTGCTGTACGGCATCGCCGCCGGCATCGTGGCCGCAACGACACCCATCCCACGGGACGCCGGCCGGGAACCCTCGAAGGCCATCGCTGGCGTGTTCGTGGGCTACGCACTCGCACGGAAGTACATCGGAGGTGGGTGAATGTGGCGTGGCGTCGCCAACTCAGATTCGAGCTGTGGTGTCTCCGACGGGTTGTGAATCCAACCGTGAATGGCGGCAACTCTCCCTACGCCAAGATTGCCTATCTCGCGTTTGTGGCTGTGTGGGCTCTCCTGGTCTTGGACCTCACGACAGCCAACCCGCCGCAGTGGTTGGTCGTTGTGCTGACTGGGCTGAATGGCGTCATCCTGGGGAAGATGTGGGACGTCGAAGTCAAATACTGGATCGAACGCTTCGGCCAAGTCACAATCACAGTGGGGGATGACGATGAGTAGCGACGACCTCGCCGACGCGGACCTCGAGGCCGCCGCCGACGACGTCGAAGACATCGACGAGGACCGCAGCCGCTGGGACAAGGCCCCCTACTGGGCGTGGCTCCTCCTGGTGTTCGGTGGCGCGACGGCCATCATCGGGGGCGCCATCGCCACCGGGCGCTTTGACTTTGCCTTCACCTTCACCGGCACCGTCGATGCCGGCCAGGCACTTGAGGAACTCCTCGTCTGGGGGGTGCGCATCTTCCTGTTCGTGACGCTGGTCGCAGCGCTGGTGGTCGCACCGGGGGACTACCTCGCGGCCATCCTGCGGTTTCTGGACGGCATCAGCTACAACACTGATGATGAGGAATGACTGACGATCCGGCGACGGCCATCGCAACGCTTGCGGGACTCACGCTTGTCGTGCTGGGGCTGCTGTACGCGACGCCGTGGGTTGTCGGACTCGGGCTGGCGACGTATGCCGTCATCGCACTCCTGCTGTACCCAGACACAGGCCCATGATGCACCAGGTCAGCAAGGCGACGCCACAGTACGGTCGCAGCACGGCGTCGAGTTCGTCGTCCACCATCGACAAGTGCGACATCTGGGACCCGATGGACGCCGACACGCATCACCAGTTCGTCTCGGGACAAGTCTACCCCGACGAACACGACGACGCGCCGGATCGGTGGAAGATCAAACTCCACCGCGACCCCTTCGACGAGTCGGGTCTGCCGAGCGACGTCACGGGGTATCAGTTGTTTTGCACGGACGCCGACGACGAGACGTACACCGAGACCATCCAAGAGTGCAACGCCCGAGCGCGGCACGTCTATCTGTACATCCCACAGGAGTCCCCGGCGATTTTCATTCCATGACCGGTCCCCGACGCGACGCCCGCGCCGTCCGCTGGCTCGTCCGCACACTGCCCCTGGCGGCACTGCTTGGCGTGCTGGTGGTGGCGCTGTGACCGTCTTTCGTGTGGGTCGCTCGGTGCCGCCAACAACCCCCTGCGGTGCCGATAGCCACCCGAGTCGGGCGGTTTTCCACGGGGTTTCCTCGCCCGACGAGGCGACGCGGCCCCCATACCGGTATCACGAGTATCAATGACTGATGATGACATCTGCGGCTACGAGGGGACAACGACGGGTAAGCCATGCCAGCACCCGGCCGGTTCGTGCCCCGTCCCGTCGCACGCCGATGAAACTGCCGACAACCCACAGGGGCGTGACTTTTCACTATCCGATGACGACCACGAAGCCATCTTGAACGCGGCCCGCCAAGGCTTTTCAGAAACCGGTTGTGCGCGGGCTGCTGGCGTTTCGTGGCCAGAGTTAGACCGTTACCTACAAGCCCACCCTGAATTCCGTAGCGCCTTCAGACGCGCGCGGCACGAAGGCGAGAAAACACTGGTCCGCGGCCCTCTCATCAACAACCCAAACGAGATGGACCCAAGCGCAACTGAGATTGATGGGCAACACGCCCGCTTCTTGCTGGCATCTTCGTTTGACTACAAGAAAACTGAGACGCGGGAGGTGACTGGCGAGGATGGCGCCCCCATTGCAGTCACATCAGACGTCGTTGAAGTCACGGAGTCAGACGAGTGAGCCCCAAAACCCTCACCCTCACGTGGAAACTCTCTCCCAAGCAACGGCAGTATTTCGAGTCACCGGCGAAGTACCGCACACTCGTCGGGGGGCGACGCTTCGGGAAGAATACGGTCGGGCTCGCCAGCCAGATCGACTTTGCGGCCCGGCCACACACGTATGACTGGGGCCGGGATGACAATGTTGTCACCTGGTGGGTGGCGCCCACGTACAACCAGGCCAAGAAGTACGGCTTTGAGACAGCCCTGGAGATGCTGCCCGACCGACTCATTGACGGCGACCCCAAGCGGACAATCCCCTTCGAAATCCCACTCGACACCGGCGGGCGCATGGAGTTCTACAGTTACGACCGGCCGGAGAGTCTCGACGGCGCTGGCGTCGACGACATGGTCATTGACGAGCGCGGGTATATGCCCGATGACGTCTGGGAGTCCAACCTCGCGCCGATGCTACTCGACACGAACGGCCGGGCGGCGTTCATCGGCAAGGCCGCCTACTCCGAGCACTTCGTCGAGTGTTTCCGCCGGGGGCAGAGTGGCGACCCACGGTATGCGTCGTGGCGCGCAACCAGTTACGACAACCCATTCATCCCCGACGAGCGGATTGACGACCTCTTTGGAGACCTCCCCGAACCCGTCTACCAGCGCGAGATCATGGCGGACTTCGACGCCGGGGGCGAGTACCTGACTGGGGAGATGCTAACCTTCGTCACGCCGGACGCGCTTGATGACCGCGAACTCTCGTGGACGGTCACGGCGGACCTGGGCATCGAAGCCGACCCCGAGAAGGCACGGTCGAACGACACGGACTACTGGGCGGCGGCCGTCGTCGCCTACGATTCCTGGGAGCAAGAGGCGTTCCTCGTCGACATCGCACGGACGCGGGGCATGACCAAAGACCAGGGCGTCGGGTGGCTACGGTCGATCATGGACCCGCTGCCGACGAATACGGTGGGCATCGAAGCGAACCAGGCACAGCGGTGGTTCCTGCAAGACGCCCAGAAGGCGGGCCTGGATGCCTACGGCATCACGAACGACCGCAGCAAGGAGGAACGCCTCACCTATCTGTCGGTCCCCTTCGCCAACGACAGCGTGCGGATCGTCAACCACGACGACGCCGACGAGCGCCCGAACGGGCAGCGTCACGACGCCCGGTGGGACCCATTCGTCAGCGAGTGGCTGTCGTTCCCCACGGGCGACCACGACGACCTACTCGACGCGACGGAGATGGCAGTGCGCCAGCTCAACTTTGGCGGGAGCATCGGTGACGTCGAAGGTGGCATGGCCTACGGAGACAACTGATGGCCGACATCCCCACCTTTTCAGACGCAAGCGATGCAGCGACGACCGTCAGCGACGCCGTCCGCGACCACGGCCGGACGCTGCTGCCGTGGCTGCCCGACCCGCCACAGTGTGACTGCGGTGCCCTCATGTATGCCGACGAGACGTTCGACCCACGGCAGGCCATGTACGTGAATAGCTGGACTTGTCGCAACTGCGATGCGCCCGACCGCTACCGTGACGACCCGGACGTCCCCGAGCCCGAGCCACCCAGCGACGGGTCGCCCACACTCCGCGAGGTATTTCGATGAGTAACGACGACACACGGCGGTTCCACCGTCTTCGATCCGCGCTTGGGACGACCAGACAGCTCGCCGGCACGTGGGCGAAGGCCAAGACCCACGCCTTGCAGGCCCGCCTGGAGACGCCCGACTCGTGGATTGCCGGCGGCGGCAGCGAGGACCGCACGCGCTGGCAGGAACGCCACGCCGACCGCGACCAGCTCAACGAGTACCACACCATCCGACAGGATGGCGGCGTCGTTGCCACCCTCCTCGAAGCCCGTGCGCTGATGGTCTTTGGCCCCGGCGGGCAGTTCACCAGCGAGGATGACGCCGTCGCGGAGTGGCTCAACGACACCCTCAATGACCGGGACTCACTCATCTTCGACCTGGGGTGTGACGCCTACTTCTACGGGTATGCCCTCTCGGAAATCCGAGAAACCCGCGGCGGTGACTTCGGCGAGATCACACCCATCCAGCCGTGGACGACGACGCCGACGCTGTCCGCCCAGGGCGAGATCGACCAGTGGGAGCAGGAGATCGAAACGCCTGGCGGCAGGCGGTCGTCACAGACGTTCGCCCCCGACGACATCCAGCACTTCAAAGTGATGAAAGCGTCGGCACGCGACCCCGTGGGCATGAGTCTACTGGGCCGGGCGATGGACGAAGCCCAGTCCTATCACGACCACCAGGAGGCCATCAACAACGCCATCCAACTCCAGGGCTTTCCGAAGTTTCACGTCAAACTGGGCCGCGAGGATGGCGCGGTCATCGACGACAACGAACTCCGGCGTGCCCGGCCCAAGTTCGACAACATTCACGAACTCACGAAGTGGGTCACAGGGCGGGACGTCGACATCGACGTCATCGAAGCCGAGAACTTCGAGTTCGAAGGCATCACCGAGCATGACCTCTCGAAGCTGGCGATTGCGTTCATGCTGCCCATCGAACTCACCCAAATTGGTGGCGGCGACGGACTCGGCACCGGGTTCCCCGCGAAACTCCGCCGGCAGTTGTTCCTCTTGGGGGCGCGTGCCCACCAGCGCCTGCTTGGCGACCAGCTCGTCCAGCAGCTGGGCCGGCCACTCCTCGAACGGTACGCTCCCGACGAGATTGCAGCCGACGCCGAGGACGTCCCACTTGAGTTTACGTTCAACGACCCCGTCACCGACATCGACGAACTCGCCACGCAGATCAACGCCATCGGGCCGGACATGACCGTCGACGAACGCCGAGACCTGTTCGACCTCTCGCCACTGGATGACAAAAGCGTGGGCGACGACTACGAGCCGCCGGGTCGGGCCGACCAGACGCCACCGCCGGGCGCCGAGGATGGGTTCGGGGGCGCCCAACTCCAGGCGGACAGCTTGAGCGCGGACGTCATCTCGTGGATCACCGAGTATGCTGAGTCTGACCGGGGCGCCGTGTCCAACCCCATCAGCAACTATCTGGCGTGGGTGGATGACGTCAGTGACACGCCGACCGACGCCATCCAGCGCTCGCAGACGGCGCTGACGCTGTTTGCTAACAGCCAGGGCATCCAGGTGGCGGATGCCCTCGAACAGCCGGTCGAGAACCTGCTGCAATACCTCCAGCGCGAGCGCAATTTGCAGGCACCGAGTGACACGACACTCCGCGAAGAATTGGCTGCCTACCGCCGCGGCTTTGAAACCATCGTGTGGGGCGACCGCCACGACTTGTCTGACCCAGCGTTCGCCCAAGACGAAGACGTGCCCGCGAACGTCCAGAACCGGATCGAACGCGCGGCCGACCGCATTGACTGGAGTGATACCGACGGCGCCCCACCGCAGAACCTGCGGGAGTTGTTTACCGACAAACTCCAGCAACCTCGGGGCTGGTCAATCAACAGCCTGAGTCGGAACATCGAAGACCGCTTCGGTATCGAATCCGACCGCGCGGAAAACGTCGCCCGGACAAAGAGCGCGCAACTGCTAAACGAGGCGACCGACCAGGCTGTCGATGACCTCGCGGACGGCATCGACGGCGAGGTTCGCATGGCGTGGGTCGGGCCACTCGACGACGACACCACCGACCCCTGCACGAACTTGCAGGAGGAAACCGACCCCGATCATGGCGGGACGCCACTGCCTCGGTCGGAGTTTGAAGCCCGCAAGGCAGAACTGCAACAGGAGTTCTTCCCCGAGTTCGATGGCGACGAGGCGATTCACTGGCAGGAACGCCACCGAAAAGAGCCGTTCCTCCCCAACGGGAATGGCCTTGAAGCGGTCGCTGACGCTGGCACGGCGGGCGCTGCGGGGGATGATTGAATGGTCGATGAAAACACGCCACAGTCCATCCCACCATTCAACCCGTGGGACGGCGGCAAGGCCAGCATCTCCGCGGCCAGTTCATCCGGCAACCGCGAACTCTACCCCGGCGACATCGCGCTGTTTCTCGTGGACAGCGACACGCTGGGCGAGGTTGAAACCGACCTCATCACAGAACACAACAGTTAGCAGCCGATCCGCCCCGGTGCCGGGGGCGTAACAAATCCGGGCAGGGTGGTGGACGGGCGACAGGCGGGCACATCCTCTATGGACCTCACAGACCAAGAGTTACAACAGATTGCCGACGAGTTGGGCGTCTCCAAGTCCGCACTCCAGTCCGACGCCGTGAAGGATTGTGCCGAGTCGGTGAAGCGGGACAACCCGGACATGAGCAAATCCCAGGCGTTCGCCGTCTGCCAGGAGATGGAAAACGAAGGGCAACTCGCCCACATCACGCTGGCGGAACTCCAGAACCCCGGCGCCATCAGTCGCACGGAACAGCCCGACGGCACCGTCCGGTATGAGAACGTGCTGTTGCTGGCGCCCGGCGTCTGGGGCGACGCAGGCTCGGGCCGACACATCCTCTACTCGGAGGAGGGCATCGCCAACTCGGCGGACAACTGGGCCGACACCACCGTCAACCTGTTTCACGAGCGGGACAACGAAACGGCGGCCGTCGGCGACGTCGACACCGACTCCATCTTTCTCGGCGACGACGACGGCGGCCTGTACGGCGACATCGTCCTGCACATGGACAACCCGGCGAGTGAGTTCGCCGACGAAGCGCTGCAAGAGGCGCTGGAGACGAACGGCCGGGAGGGGCTACAAGGCCCCAGCGTCGAGTTGCGGGGCGAAGACTACCGTTGGAACGACGACCACGGCGTGCACGAACTCGTCGAGGGGACGTTCAACGGACTCGGTCTGGTCGGCCTTGGCGTGTCGCCGGGGCCGGGGTCCGAGGATGCTGCCTTTGCTGAGCAAACGAGAGAGCGCGCGGTCGCACTCGCCAGCAGTGGCGAGGCGAGCGTGCTCACGCCGGATACCACAACAGACACACATGAGACAATGAACCCCACTGAATTGCGCGAGCGGCTGGCTGCCGAGGATGCCCCCATCGACGTCGATGGGACCGATGACGACGACCTCCGGCAGTTGGCTGCCGCGTTCGACATCGAACTGCAAGACGAGGACGACGAGGACGAAGACGAGGCTGACGAGTCGGGTGGCGAGGGCGATGGCATGGATGGCGACGAGCCGGACGAGGGAGACGAGGATGACGTCGACATCAACCTCGAAGACGTCGCCGCCCAGGTCGAAGACATCGGGCAGCGCGTCGCCGAGAACAGCGAACGCATCGACGCGATGGCTGAACGGTTCGAAGAACTCGACGACGGGTCCAGCCTGTCGGAGTTGTTCGATACCGTTTCTGAGATGACCGAGCGC